GGTTGTGCCAGCAAGGCTGCTGACAATGTCATCAAGAATGTTTTCCCGCAGCGTCGTCATGTCTTCTGCAGCGAGATTTCACAGAGCAAACCGTCACCAATCAGGCGGGTCTCTCTGACGGTGTACGCCACTGAATCAACAGTGATGCTGGCTCCTGCCAGCAGTGTTCCAAAGTCAGAAGTCTTGGCGGTGATTTGAAAGTCCGTGGTTAGGACCATGTCACCAGCCAAGACCTGACTCGGCTGATCAAGCAAGACTTTCGCAGTCGTCGCACCCGACGTTGCCGACACTCCAAAAGGAGTGTCGAAAAAAATGTCTAGGTCGTTACTGAGGAAGTCAGCTAGCGCCATCAGTCTTTGGCTTGCGGGTGCGTTTTGGCTTGGGCTCTTCAGCCACTGCCTCGACAGCTTTGCCCATGCCAATCAGCAGAGCGCCGTCCTTATCAGACACGTCATAAGTCTGGCCAGCCTCAAGGGCTTTGCCAGATGCCATAACGCCTCTTGTGCAGGTGATTTTCATAAGAAAAAAAGGGGCCGTTGCCGGCCCCCTCCTCAGAATCAAGCAACGATGTCTTCGATGCTTGCGAAGGACTGAGCGTGCCTAACAGCAACATCGAACGAAATGATGCCGCGGACTGAAGTCAATGCCTTAGCGAAGTCATCGCTCTCCTCACCCACAACGATCTCAAGACCGTTGCCGTAGAAGCCAACCATGGCCTGGCTGAAATCACCAGCAACCAGAGCAGACAGATTCGATCCGGAACCTTTGGTCAGGTTGGAAGGAATCGCGTTGGTGGTGGCGATGGGGTAGCCGTTGAGGGTCAGCGGGGTGGGGCCGCGACCGATGGCCTGCAGGTCAGAGTTGAACAGGAAGGAACCGTCAGTGGCGGAAGAACCACCAGCGCGCAGTTTCTTCAGACCAGCAACAACCTTAGCGTTGGTCACATACGCCATAGCGTTACCGACCAAAGCGTTGTCCTGCAGAATCTCGGTTTCAAGGTCAACAACCTTTTCCATCGTCAGAGCAGCACCGTTGGTGCCCATGGCGACGGAGCCGATGCCCGACACGTTGCGGATGCCGGTGGGCTGACCGGAGGAACCGGAGCCGTTGATGATGGCGGAGTCCAAAGCAGCCAGAAGGCCGTCGGTCAGGTCAGTCCGGACCAAGCTCTCAATACCAGGGGTGCCCTGAATCAGGGTCTGGCGGCTGTACTTGGACAGGCTGGCCAGGTTCTTGGGGCTGAGAGTTACCTGGTCGAATGTGCTCTCACTTTGCGTGATTGCAGTGGTCTCAGTGCTCAGGTAGTAGGTGGAAGCAACACCAGAGCGGCGAGGAATTGCCACGTCACCGACCAAGCCGTTCATGGTGCGAACACCAAGGCCCATCACCGGGGATGCGTTCCGCAGTGCCTCGATAAAGTCATCTGCCAAGAGGTCAGTGGCCACAAGGGAACCGCCATTAGCAGCCGCCGAGGTCACATAGGTCGCGCGGGTCAGTGCGCTGAACGGAACGTAGAAGGAACGCTCAGAGCTGGCGGTAAGGCCAGAAGCGCGCATAACTTCCTGGCTCAGTTCGCGGACCAGGCCGGCACCGCGTGAGGACCAGTCACCAGTGCACATTGCACGGATGCCGTCAGCAATCTGGTAGTTGCTGTGATCACGCTGCTCAAGCTCAACAGGCTTGACGGTTTCAACAGGCTTAGCGCCGAGCTTGTCCAGGACGGCAGCGCGGGCCTCGTCGATGGAGCGGCCACCCTCGATGAGTTGCCGGCCCATATCTTCAAGATCGTGCTTAGAGCACAGGGCGGAAATGCTAGCGATGCGGGAACGCTCAGCCTCAGCGGCTTCGGCCCGCACCTGCTGCAGATCAGGTGCAGTGTTTTCCATTGCAGGAACAGATGGGATAGGTGCTGCCGAGGCAGCTTGTTCGGTTTCGGAGTCCACTAAGGAACGGCCGATTCCGACCCCCGGATCAGCGGGGATCGAAACAACCGAGACCTCATAGGGCCTCCAAGATGTGGCAACAAAGTCGCCACCTTCTCGCTCCTCCATTTTGTCGATGGAGTAGCCGAAAGAGACATTTCGGAGAATGCCATCTTTCACATCGCTCAGAACTTCCTGAGCGAATTCATTGCGGCTAAACCGCACTTGCGTGTAACCCCGACGTTTCTTTTTGTCGATGTAGGCACGCTCCACAACACCGATCACACGATCAGGGTCATGGTTGAACAACAACGGTGCGCTGTCGTTCAGCCGGTCAAGATCTGCTGCGCCTTCATCGTGGCTCAGAACTTCGCTTCCGAAGTAACGCTCAACCGGAAACTCAGAGGAGAACGGGAACTGATAAGTGCGGTCCTCAACCTCATCAAAGGTTGTGGTTTCGCTGCGCTTGTAGTTCTTGCCCTCAAGCCAACGCAGTGCTGGGATCTTGGTCAGCGTTGAGAAGCGGTGGCCAACCTTGCGATCAGTCGGCTCATAGCTGCCGTCTTCCTCGCGGTAAACCGTGATCAGTGCTGCCGGATCATCAGCATCGCCGTTGATCGTGAACTCTGAGTCAGGGACATCAATAGAGCCGTCACGCTCAATGCGATCAATCTTGCCGCGAGCAGTTCCACCCGATGAATCCCACCGGACAAAATCGCCAACTTTTAGGCCGTCAGGTTCAGCCCTATTCGTGTCCATGCTTCTATCACGAATTTCTTTGATTCTATCTGCTTTAGCGCCACTCCACCTCATTCCTGCGTCTCCACCCCACGCTGCCCAAGCAACTCGACCCTTGGACGGGTAGCCATCCTCTCCTGATGAAAAACCCTCGCCTTGTTTGTCTACTTCGTGGCGGGCAAACCAAGCCGACATTTCAATCACAACAGAAGGACTTAGCTCGTCACCGCTAAGGATCTGCGTGGCCCTGCGTGCTGCAACTTCAGTGCCGCCCGCCTCGCCATCAGCTTTCCAATCGCGATAACGTTGCGCCTCTTCTCTCATGCCCTCGGTGGGCGTCAGGTCAATCTCAACCCCCTCAACCTTCGCCATCGTCAATCACCTCGGGTTCGGGTTGTGGCTGCTCAGGCTCAGCCTGTTCGCCAGGCATCTGCGTGTCACCGAACAGGTCAGCACTTGTGCCGGGCCGCACCTGAGTCAGGCCAGCACCGCTCGTCTCGCTGGGATCAGTGTCCAGAACGATGTTCATTTCGTCGAGCATCGCCAGCTCAGCTTGACGTTGCTTAAGCAGATCATCAAGGTCGCCACCTTGCTCTGCCACAACATCTGACAACGTCTTAAATCCGCAGCGCACTGCGTCTTTGTACGCCGCCACTTCCTTCTGCGGGTCAACGTAGCCATAGGCCCGTGGGCACCACTTGACCATGCGGAAGCGGTCGGGGTTTGCCTCATAAGCAGGCAGGTCAAGAGCACCACCCATCACTGCCATCTCAAGCCACATGTTGAACACCGGCTGATGGAAGTTCTCAATCAGAAAGCGTTGAATGGCGCGGTAGTTGTCGCGCGTCTCCAGCAGCTCTAGGCGTGAAGATGAATAGTTACTTTGCGAAAAGTCCGAGCTGATCTGGGTATAGGAACAGCCCAGACCAGCAGCAACAGCACGCAGCATCCCGCGCGTAAACGGCTCGAACTGCCCGTCAGGTGCATCCAGCTGGGGCACAGTTACGGATTCACCCGGCTGCAAATACTTGAAGACGCCAGGAGCAAACGAATCAACGCGGTCGCCGTCATAGACCTCCTCAGCCGTGCCCAGCTCACCCTCAGTGGTGGTGATAAAGCCCATTAGGCTGCTCGATGCGCGAGCGCGGATAACCTCTGCCTCCTCATAACCAGCAAGGTGATGCAGGCGCTTGATTGCTGATGCAAACCAAGTGACGCCACGGGTCTGGCCTGGGCGCTCTTGGATATACAGGTGCAGCACCTCATCAGCCGACAACATCAAGTGCCGCTTTGCTGCAGTGCCGCTGAACGGTGCGTCGCCCGGGTGCTTCTGCAAAAACGCATAACGCACAGCGCGGCCGAACTGATCAACCTCCACGCCCATGCGCCATTCATTGCCATCGGCGCTGGCCTTGCCGGTATAGGTCTCGTCAAGCTGATCTGACTCAATAACTTGCAGCGCAAACGGGATCTGGCTGCCGCCAAACGGACGACGGATCACCCTGACGAACACCTCGCCGGATTCACACATCGCGCCGACGATCATGCGCTCGATGTCGGCAAAGCACAGGCGACCAGCAACGTCGCAATAGCTCTTATATCCCCAGTATTTCCACGCCTTCTCAATCCTGTTGTTCAGATCTTCATCAAGCCGGCCGCCACGCTGCATCAGCACCTGAGCCTGCAGCTTTATCCCGGTCCCGATGACGTTGTTCATCACGGCGCGCTTGGCCTGCCGTGCGTAGTCAGAGTCCCGCACCAGCTGACGTGCGCGGTTGCGCAACCTCGACAGGCTGCCGTGAACCTCAGCATCAGCACTCGTCCCGCCAGTCACCCAGCTGGACGTGAGCCGGCTCATCGTCGCGCCTTCATACTGACGCCGCCTTGGCCGGCGTGGCTCATAACCAAGAGCCCGAAAGAGTCGAGTTGCGAGGCTCATCAGAAACGAACAAAGAGGTTGAAGGGATCGCCCTTGCCATTGGCAATCAGCGCGGCACGGCGTTCACGCTGCACCTCAAACTTGAGCTTAGATTCCAAAGCAATAAGATCCGCCATTTCGTAGCGAGTCAAATTGCGACCAGCAACGCTGTAGCTCTTAACAGCATTCCCGTTGGCAATATCTCTGATCGCCTTTTGAACAGCTGCTAGGTCTTTTTCAGCTTGCGTTCGATCGTCAATGATTCCTGGGTTTGAGCTGTAGCTCAATCCAGCAAGGACTTCTATCCGTCCAGTACCAATAGTGAAGGACTCACTGCCTTTGGTTGCAACAGCCTGCCAAAACCAATCGCCAACCTCAAACGCTGCCGAATCAGTGGCACTAACTGAAAGCTCCCAGCCCGTACCAAACGTCGTCCCGGTTGCAGTGTGGCCTTGAGGCCGAGCCTTATTCCTGAAGTAATACTTCAGCGTGTAATCGGCGCTCGTAATCGAGTTGCCAAGATTATCTGTCGTCGCATCAACCCGCCATTTGATCGTGTCGCCTGCTCTGATTTTGTCTGGTAACTGAGTCACGGTCTTACCAGTTGTTGACGAACGACGGCTCGGCTGGCTTTGCCTTTGCTTCCTTCGATCTTAGCGGCTGCTCCAAACGCTTTTCCAGTTGATCCCAGATAGTTCTGCGATCAAATTTGCGATACATCAGCTGAAACGCTGCGTAGGAATAACAGAGCGTGTCCAAGCTCTCATTGCGCTTGCCAGGCTTCAACACCCACACCCGCTCAGGAAAACCATTGCGAAACTTGATCGCCTGCTTCTCAGCGGTCAACATCTCGAAGTATTCCTGCCCGGTGGCAGCATGAAAGTGCAAGTAACCCTCACCCGGCTCAGCGTGACGCAGCCGGCCCATCAACGTGTTCTTGCAGGTGTCAGTGCCGATGCCATACAGAACCGCACCCTTTTTGATCGCTTTGCCTCGTGAATTGATGTCAACGCGCGACGGCTTGCCGATCGCTGGCTTGTTCCGTTGACTCAGACCCTTGATGGCAATAACGCCCTGGGCCTTGCGCTCGCGCGCGTACTGGTAAACCTCTGATGTCGCCATACCGCCGGAGTCAACAGCGGTGAAGTCAGCCTTGAGGCTGCCGCCCAGCTCATGCGGCCACTTGCGCATCACGAACTGGTCAAGCTGTTTCCACACCGCAGCCTGCGTCGGGTCGCCCGCGATTTCTTGGTACTGAATCAGCCAGGCTTCCTCGTTCCTGCCCCAGCCCCACACGCTCACCGCCAGACGTTCGTTCAACGTTCCGCCGCCACCCTGCACGTCAACGCCGATCGTCACTGACAACACGCCAGCCGGCAGCGTGCCCTCCTCATAGTCCTCACAACGCTCAAGCAACACGTCGGCGCTCATCGCGCTCGCGTAATCGTCACTGAAGGTCTCTCCAAGAGTCGTATTGATCCAAACCCGCAGCTGCTCAGGGTTTGATTTGGCCTCAAGAAACTCAGCAACAAGATCAGCCCACCTTGCATTTGGGCTGTAGCTGTACGCCGCCCAGATGTGGAACCCAGCGTGCTTACCGTTGCCCGGCGCAGTAGCCCGCCACTCACCGCGCTCAACCATCCAGCGTTTTTTGCTATGCGGAATCAACGTGCCGCAGCTCTCACACGCATAAGCCGCCGTCTCCGGATTGTTGTCAATCCACTTGATGTTTGCCCACTTCAGATATTGCATCTGACCGCAGTCAGGACAAGGGACGTAGTACCGGCGCTGATCTGACTCGCCAAACATCCGCTCGATGCGGCTGAAGTCTTTCACCGTTGGCGTACTGCCGGCAATGATCTTGCGGTTCCAGTAATACTCAGTTCGCTTAATACCCAGCTTGATCTGATCACCCTCAGATCCTGCTGACGCCGGATAACCGTCAACCTCATCGAACAGCACAACCCTTCTGCTCACACGCCTAAAGCCACGCGGTGAGTTAGCCCCCACTAGAGACAACGTGCCGCCAGGAAAATTCTTCTGCAGAATCGTGTTGTTCCCGTCCTTCGCTTTCGACTCACTCACCAAGCCAGCCAGACAAGGCGTGTCCCGCAACATCGGGGCAATCTCTTCCTTGGAGTAGCCCTGCGCGTCTTCAACAGTCGGCTGCACAACCATGATCGGACAAGCGTCCTGATGGACGTGATAACCAATCGCGTGGTTGATCATCTT